TTTTTCCCATTTATACTTAATTGTCCATATCCTTTAATATCAAATCCACCCGCTTGTTTTCCTGCAAATCCTTTTCTTTTTGAAACAATCCAATAAAATCTACCTTCATCATAATTAAACATTAAATATTCTTTTAATTCTGATTGAGTAATCATATTAATCCTTTTCTTTTAAATTTTTAATTTTTTTCCGATATTCTGTAATTAATTTTTTTAAATCATCAATAATATATTTTTTAGGTTCAAAATCGGTTTCTAACCTGACAACCGCATCTACTCCAATCTTTTTAATAAGATTCATTCGATAATGAATAATGTTGCCAGAAAGATGATTGTTGCATGGGGCGCATTGTCGGTGTACGTTTTGCTCGTCAAACCTTAAATTTGGCCTAGAACCCACCGAAACAAAATGACCGGCATGGTATTGACCTTGGTGAAATCTTTGGCAGGAAATGCAAGGTTCGGCTTTGTCTCGCTCCCTAATGTATTGGTTAAATACAACTTGAGCATCTTTTAGCCAGTCTGACCTGGTTTTTAGCCTCTCTAAGGCTTTTTTTGTCTCAACCCTCTCAGTTCTATCGGCCTTTAATTTAGCCTCCTCTCGGGTCTTTCTAAGCAGTTCTACGGCACAGGAATCAGAGCAAACCTTGTGGGTCATGCTCCGTTTTGTAAATTCTGCCCTACAAATCTTGCATTTAGACATTTTGGGAGTCCATTTGGTCATTTAACTGGTTAGGCCAGAAACAAGGAAAATTGCCTAAATCTGACATCCTGGAGTGCCTTGTTAACCTCCCAGGTGTCATTTTAGGGTCTTCCAAGCAAAGATAGAACACAATAAATTAAAACAATATAAATTGCGTATTCAATCAAGTTTTCAATTTGGTCAAACCAATCTTTCTGAATTCCTAGTAAAACCTCTTGCACCCAGTCTTGATCAGGGTTGTACTGATTTCTAAGTGGAGGGTCATATCTGCATCCAATTTTGATCTTGCCGGTGTCGTAAGGAGGTATTTTAGGCATTTTTTTTCTTTAATTTAGTTTCAACTAAATAACATAATTCTTCCCAATGTGGGGTTTTAGAAGCAAATTCGGACATATCTTCCTTAGTTAGTCCTACCCATTCTTTAGGATGAGTATAGAGAAGAACTCCGGCAGATCCGTCTGTAACTTCTCGCCATATGCCATCGGTAAACTTTGCAAACTTACCCACAGGCTCACCCTGCTCTTGCTTTACTTCTTTACTCATCTTTTTTATTCCTTAGTTGTGTCAATCCAAGTTGTATTTCCTCTGATCTGATTTGTCTGTTTAAATAATTCCTGAGCCACAATGCGCCCCCAATATCATTAAACATTTCTTTTTGTTTGTCATTTACCCTCACAACAATGTTAATTTTGTAACCTGTAATCTCACTTTTCGGCCTCGGCATAATCATCCTCAAATTTTACGTTATGTTCAACACCAAAAGCCATGATCAACTCCAACAATTCGCTCATCTCGCTTTTGTTCATTTTAGAAGTTGATTGACCTAAAACCACAAACCCAGTTCCGTCAATGTTTGGCACAACCTCTTGTTTTTTAATTGCAGAGGAAAAAATGTGTTTCCAATCCTCTGCGCTAAGTTTCCTTCCATGCCAGACTACTTGTTTTGCAATGTCTGCCAAAGATGCCCAAAGTTTGCTATTTTGCTCCAAAGATCGGGTCATAGGCTTGCACTCTACAACCCAACCCTCGGGAGCTACTGAAACAAACTCTTTAGCCCTTTGCCTTGCCTCAGAGTGGCTGAGAACGAATATTCTTTTGTCCGTACTCATACATTGTCTTTTTTACCATTTGATACATTGACCGACCTGATTCTTTCTTAAGTTGAGTTTGTCTTCCAACTCGTCTTACATCTGTCTCATAGGCGTGATCAGAAACGTCAATGTTGTTTTCTCTTAATGATTTTCTGAGTGCTTTTGCTTTTTTTGCGTTCATTAGAATTTACCATCAAAAATATTACGTTTGGGTAAACATTGAATATCAATAACAATGTCGCTCATCATTCCAGATACGATTCTCTTAGACATTATTGGAACTGCTCTAAGACCGTCTTGTTCGCATTGGATAGTAGCTGACACTACTTCAGACCTAGACATTTGCTGAACTTGTGGATCAACTCTGATAGGCACAACTGGAGGGGAAGTGTAAGCATACTGGCTAGGAGTTTCAAGTTTAGGAGTTGAGCATCCTGCAAGAATTAAAAGTATAAGTAAATATTTCATGGTTAAGCCTTTAATGAATAAACTGCAACGATTACGTCTTTTCCAAATTGGTTTTTGACGTGCTTTCTCGATGAGATTATTTTTTTACCATCATCTTTTAAATCTCTGATCCTCGCTGCCAATCTAAAGCATCCAAATAGCCTAAGAGCATCCATTGCGGTTAGTGGCTTACCTTTTTGTAAATAATTTAATATTTGTTCGTTTTGTGATTTCATCTTCATTTTTCCTTAGTTGTTAATAAATCTTGCTTTTCTAACTCTTTGATTCTGTTTCCTACGTCCCTCCCTAAGTTTTTTAAATTAGGATCAAGTTGTAATGTCTTAACCCTGTCTCTCACATACTCTAACCATTCTTTTTTTCTAGCAAGTTTAGCCCAAAAATCAACATGGTCTGAATATTCTTTGTCCCAGTCAAACATCTTTTTCAAACATCCAAGCTCTCATCTCAGGCTTAGGCTTAGTACCATCATTGGTGCGTCCAGATAACTCTCTAAATGCGCTTTTAAACGGTTCTTTATGTGGGCAAATCCTACACTCAACACCTTGGCAGATAGCCATAACTTCACAATGTGTGGGTACAGGTTGCCAAATCGTTTTAATTTCCATTTTTGTTACCTTGCTCGTTCTTTTGTCTTGATCTTTTGTATTTGTCTTGTCTAAGTGGATATTTTGCTCGGCTGAGTTTTTTAATAGAAATATCCCACTTGGGTACTGGTTGCCAAATTGTTTTAATCATACAAATAATAACTCCTGAGTCTGAACTTTTCCTCCTGCGTCATACTTTAAAGTATTACCTTTAGGATAAGGCAGTATTTCGTAATTTAATGATTTTAATAAATCTTTTTTTTGATTTTTAGAACCAACAAAATAAATATATCTATGTTTAGCACTTCTAAATACTCTATCCTCTGGATTACCCTTACTATGTCTTGAATGTTTACCATCTTCAGATGCCATATCAGTACGTTCTTTGGTTGTTCCAGTAAAATAAAAATTTGTTGCTTGATAAACATATCCTATGTGATTCATTGCAGAATCAGCATAAGAAACAATAATTGCAGGACATGGTAACAATTTTAAAGATTGTCCAACCAAAATTGATGCTCCATTTTTAACACCATCTTTTATACAAAGTCTGTTTAATTCCCAAACAATATCTTTATTTTCGTTACCACAAACACCAAAACATAATTGAGGACTTGCCGGTTTACCATAAGTAATAATTCCAATTAATTCAGTTTTATCATACAAACCAAAAGCAAAACTAATTGATGGAATTCGTTTTGCATAATGTTTTTTTAATAACCAAGGATATGTTTCCTCGGATTTAATTGGTAAGACTTTCACCTCCCTATCCCTTTTAATTTATCTCTTAACCAATCAGGCATAGGGACTGCCTTTGATTTTTCCTCATCCAATTTAACCAGGTAGGGATCACGAACTTGAACCATTGTGGAAGTTTCAGGAATTTCTGCTCCGTCCCATCTTTGTTGATTTAAATAAACTAGGGGCGCAGGGATAAAAGCACCGTTGTCTTTGCGCCATTGATCGGTTGTTTTCATCCACTCTACATGTTTTATTATTTGATCAGCGCATGAATCAAGGTAAGTCTTAATCCAAACCTTCTCACATTGAGATTTAGCCCCTTTTCTGGTTGATCGAGGCCATGACTTCCAAAATACTTCAAACTTATTTTCCATTCTGTCTTCCTTTTTCTTTAGTTAAAGTTCTGCCAAGGGTGGATGTACTCCTACCTTCTCCAAGCTAGATTGTTTATCGTTAAATATAACAAAATAACTCCAAGTGCCCATGAGGGATTTATTCGCTTGCCTATAAGTCTTGTTCCACCATGTACTTATAAGGTTACCGATACCTAAATCAAGTTCGGTCGAATTTTGCACAGGGGTGTAACTGTGTACGGTGTTTTCTTCCAAGCCATCCATGCAAATGCTCTGCTTTCGTGTGGAGTACGGTCTCCAAAAGCAAAAAACCCCATAAATCTCTCTGCGGTCTTGGCTCTTGGCGAGAGCAACAACAAACGATTGAAATCCATCAAAAGTTCGCTTGTCGTCTGACAAGACCGCACAGTAATCTATGAGGTTCTCTATGGATTTCATTCGCCTGATGCCACTCAGACGCTTGTTAGTATACATTAATTTATTACCTCAAACCAATTTGGTCGTAAAACTCTAAGTTGCCAAATGCGCCCCTGTGGTATTTTTTCCCATCTGTGTACGCTTTGTCGGGTTACCCCTAATAGCCTTGCTAGTTTAGAAGCAGACCCTGCAAGTTGAATTGCTTTTTGTTTGTCCATAATCGTAGTGTAAGACAAAACTAACAAAATTTACAAAATAATTGAAAATATTTTAAAAAATGTGGTTTTAACGTAAGAAAAGGCTTACAATAACCACAGACGCTACAAACCTGTACGTCATTTTTAACTAAGGAAAACTGAAGATGAACGATCATATTCTCCAAAGCAAAGACAATTTGGATCACTACAAAGATGGATACAAAGATGGTATCCAGTCTGTCTTAAACTTAGTCCATGATTACTCAGGACACAAAATCTCCTCCCTGGCTGAATTAATCAAGTTTATTCGTAGACTTGAGCTTGATGCTTTATATCCCTTAAAGGAGAAAAAATAATGGATAAAGAAGATAAATTAGTTGTTTACGCTTGCATCATTATTTTTGTATTTATTATTGGATATTTCACAGGGGCACAGGTATGACACAAACTAATCAAGGCGGGAAATTAATTGCTACGGCATTTGTCAAAGCACAGAAAGAATTTTCTCCAGTTCTCAGAACTGCGGTTAATCCTCATTTCAAGTCTAAATTTGCCAAACTAGAAAATTGTGTTGAGGCAGTACTTGGAGCTTTGAATAACAACGGAATTGCTCTTATTCAAAAGTCATACGATTGTGATGGAGGAATA